AAACATTTATTGCCTTTGTATTTGATAATCTATAATCCCTATTTCTAAAAGTTACCTTACCGTCAGAAGATATAAATAATTGCGCATTTTCAGCAGTTTCACACTCTTGTAATGCCGTCAAAACATTATCTGTTGATTGTTGTGTACCTACCTGTAATGTACCTGTATTTATATCTCTACGATCTGAAGGCCAACCAATTGCATTTAATATATTGGTTACTCTTGTACTTGATAATTCATTGGTATTTGGTGTAAAAGAAAGTCTTGTTGATTGACCAATTTCAGAAAATCCGGGCAGACCTAATCTAAAACCTCTTGCTTGAATATCACCCTGTCTAAATATTCTAAACGCGTCTGAGGCCGTAATTGTTACTACTGAATCATTACCATTTGCTGGGTAAGAAACTGGTATTTTATCTAAAAATCCCTCAAACATTCTATATGTTACTGAATCATAAACAGCAGATACCCTTACCCTCTTTAAAGGTTGTATCTTTGTTTTACCTGCCGATGAATCAAAATATGGCGAAGATGTGTTTGTTGGATTAAATCTATTATCTGCATTTGATAATAATAATGTTAATGTTCCTGCACCAAATTGACCTAATTCGTTAACCCTGCCTCTAGCAGTTGCAAATGATCTTACAAATGCTGATATATCTGTAAAAGATGGACTTGTATCAAATGGATTAGAATCAAATGCTACCTCTACTGTTAGTGTTACATTTGTATCAAAGGCAACACTCATAATATAACCTTTAGACCTCTTTTTTGTGCCTCTATAACTTTAATGGCAACATCATCTGGGTTAAATTCACCTTGTATATTATTTTGAATATTTAATATTGTTGTTACACCTGATCCACCATTAAATCTTGAATCAGATAAAACCCTTTGTGTTGCTGTTGTTTCAGTTGGTATAACAGGTGCTGAAGATGGTGAAACTGGTGGTATTATTGGTGGTGATGTACCACCTCCGCCACCTGTTGTAGCAGTTGGTGGTTTCATGTTCATAACTGCCATAATATCTTTATATATATCTGCCAATGTTTGACCTGTACTTTTGGCAATTGAATCTAATGCAGCCCGTAAATTATCAAATGCCTTTACATCTGAAATAGCCTTATCTAATTCTCTTTTAGCTTCTGCTATTCTTAATAAATGTTGTGGCTGTTTTAATTCTTGAAACTCTTTATTTGCTTGATTATATCTTTCTTGTGCGTCTTTAAGATCATTAAGTAACCTTATCTGTTCTTTCTCTGCTTGTTCTAATTCATTTTTTAATCTAATTACTTCTCTATCTTCACCTATTGCTTCTTGTCTTAATTGACCAAGTTGTTTCTCGGCAACAATTAATTCTTGTTTTTGTAATTCTGATTTATCCTCTATTTCAACTAATCTTTGAACAGCGGCTTCTTGTCTTAGAATTGCAAGTTTTTCTTCATCAGTAATTAATGTTGCATTCTTTCTTGCGTCTGCAAGTTTTTCTTCAATGCCTGTTATCTTCTCTTTTTGCCTTTGTAATCTACCCTCTACCTCAGTTACATTTTCATCAGCCTTTTTTCTTTTATCCAATAATCTTTCATTTTCTTTTAATATATCTTGGTAGTTTTGTTCTGCGTCTAACATTGCCGACAATGCACTTAACTGATTGTCCAACATTTCATCAGATAATTCTGTTACTGCATCAGTTTGTTCTTCTACCTGTTTTGTTGTGTCCATAAGAGAAACTGCCAACATATCTTGATCTACTGCATATCTTTCGGCATTTCTTCTGGCATCAATAAAACTTGGCATAGAATTATCAATAGAATCTTGTATAGCTCTTTGATTTATAACCATATTTTGCATTTGCTTTCCTAATCTTTGTTCACTTAATGCTCTTTCAAGATCATTGGTAGCACCTTGATAGTTTGCAATTACACCTACACCACCACCTAAGGCAGCATTTAATATTACAAGTTTTTTGGTTGATTCTTCAATTGTTTCTGGCAAATCATCTTCTTTTGAAAATCTTATAAATATATCTAATAATGTATTTAAGAAACCAATTGTATCTTCTAAAGCAGGTGCAAAATCTTCAATTAACAATTCACCCGCAACTGCAAATTTATCTCTTAGAATTTCGGCTTGACCTGCTAATGAGGCAATTTGTTTATCAGCCACCTCTTGTGTCGTACCACCTGAATCTCTTAATGCCTTTTCATATTCTCTTATTTGATCGCCAGCACCAGAAAGAATCTTTACTGCGTCTGCAACACCACGATTAAGTCCTAATTGATCTAATGTACTAGCCTTTAACTCATCAGACATTGGACCAAGAACTGCGTCAAGTTCTTCTACAATATCAGCAACATTTTTCATATTGCCCTCTGTATCAAACATATTTAAACCAAGTTTGGCAAATTCTTCACTATTCTTGGCAGTTGCTCTTGGAATATCTCTTAATACTTGGTTAAGTTTATCGCCTGCCTCTGCACCTTTAACACCTCTATCTGCAAAGGCGGCCAAAACTGCAACACCCTCTTCAATATCTTTATTAACTACCTTTAAGGCCGCACCTGCCTTTGTAGTTAATGCTTCTGAGAACTGTTGTACACTTGCGTTTGCCAATGTATTTGCCTTAACTAATACATCTGTAACCCTTGTTAAATTTTCTAAGTTTTTTTGTGCGTCTGAAACTGTAAGACCTAAGGCGGATTGTGCGTCAGTTGCTAGATCTGTTGCCAATGACATATCAAACATACCTGCTTGTGCAAAGGCGGCAACCTGTGGTAAAGCTGCAATGGATTGTGTTGCGTCAAGACCTGCTGATGCTAAGAAGAAAAACGATTCTGCGGCTTCTGTTGAAGAAATCCTAGTTGAAATTGCAACTTCTCTTGCAGCATCTGCCATTGCATGTTGTTGTGCAATCGTTGTGTTCATGATTGCCAATGATTGGTTTAATGCGTCTTCAAACTCTACAAATTGTTTTACTGCCTTAGATATGCCAACTGCCAATGTTGTAGCAAATGCAATACCTGCTAATTTGGCAACCTTACTTACCTTTGTTAGACCACCACCAAGACGATCCATTTGTTTATTAGCAAGTTCGGCACCTTTAGTAACAATACGAATAAATATATCTGCTACTGCCATTATCTTTTAGACCTTTGTTTATTCAATTCTGCCTCTTGCATTGCTTGTTGGTAATCTCGGCGTTTTTTCTCATATAGATAAAAACCTATCCACTGCTGATATTCTAGCACGGACATTGATTGTCGCATACTACCAACAGTCATACCTAGATCACGAGCTAATTTAAATTCAAATGTTAAATCAGAATCGTTTTCAAAATTGGTCGGCTAAATCGCCTGATCCCCCAATGCCATTTATATCATTTAATGCTACAAATATCTGATCGATAATTGTAGAATCTTTTTCATAAAGCATGTTGATTGCGTCATCATCAAGCTTTGGCTCTACCACAGAAACCTTTAACAGTTCTTTTTGGTAGTCAAATGCGTCTGTTTCCTCTGCATTGATAAGCCGACCTAATTTGATTTGTGTTGCTTTAGAAATGCCTTGTACCAAGATTGTTCTATCCCATTGAGGTATAAATACCTCTTCTTCAGGAACATTTGGTATTGACGCCAAATCTTCAAGCGTTAAGCGTTTTTTATTTTCACTCATTGTAAACCTAGTGTGTTCCTCTAGTTACTGCACCTGTTACTTGTAAATCGCCAGAAAATGCAACAACATCTCCTACTGGTGAAGAAATAGCATAGTTTGTCAAGATACATTCGCCAGTGTATTTGATTTTGCTAGAGGCAGTTCCCTCTGGACTATATTCAAATGACAATGTAGCGGATTGACCTACTACTGCACCAAATATTGCGTCTGCAGTTGCGTCCCAAACTCCACCAAGTGAAATTGTCGCATCTTTCAAACCTGCAATATAGGTTTTATTGCTTGCACCTAGAGTTGTTGTTTCAGCCACATCAGCTGTTTCTGGGAAGTCTACATTGTTTACATAAGTTGATATATCTGTAAGTGATCCTGACGCATTGTCAATCTTAAATACACTATCAGATCCATGCACGAATGCCATATTCTTCTCCTATCCTACTCTTCCAAAGCCAACTATCACATTAAAACTAGGATTAGTCCCAGTAATTGTGTAGTTAACTCTAAGGTATCTATTTATTGTTGTTCCACTCGCAACCTCACTAACTTGTGAACCTACGGCTGTGAAATTTGTAAATGTTACTAAATCAACATAGGTTGAATCATTTGTACTATGTTGTATTTTAACTGTTGCAGTTGGTGTAGATGTACCAGATACTGCTGTAACTATTGCAATTGCACCACCACCATTGGTAGTACCTGCACCATTATCAGTAGCAGTTGAATTACCTGTTGCAGTTATTGTTGCATTATCTAATACCAAGCCGTTAAATAAACCTGCATTGGCTTGTAAATCTAAAGATGTTCCAACAACCTCACCAACAGGCGAAGATTGACCATAATTGGTAACTACACCTGTTCCAAAGAAAATACTTTTACCGTCTGTAATTCCATCAGCACCAATACATATATCGGTATTTGTTGAAGATCCTAAAAATGGTTGAAGAATTGCGTCGGCAGTTGAATCAAACATACCAGTCATACTAATTGTACCGTCTTTATCACCTGATATAAAAGATTTGGCTGTACCACCAAATGCAGTTGTTTCTGTAACATCAGCAGTTCTTGTTATATCAACATTATTAAAATATTGACCAAAATCATTGTTATCTAAAAAGACTTTCGAATCTTTACCATGTACAAAGGCCATTAGTTCATACTCCTTGTACCTCTTCTTCTACGCCTTCTTCTGCTTCTATTAGATGATCGGCCACCACCGTAGCCACCTCTACCATATCCCATTATTCTTCCTCCGTTTCATACCAAGCTTCGTTTTCTGGTGTGTTTGGATCATCTGCAATATAATGACCTTTATCATTTCTTGCCCTCTTCATTGTTTTATTTAGGTCTGCCTTTTCGATTACACCCATTTTTTTTAAATCTTTAATTTCTTTTGATTTTAATTCTTCTTGTTTGACAATATCGCCAATCTCATATCTTTTTTCTTTGGTATCAAAACCTATTAAAACTTCATACATTATGCTATTACCTCTACTGTAAATTCCACACCTAAATAATCAATGTTATTTATAGTATACACGCCAACCTCTTTTGCTTCAATAACTCTACAAGAATTAGCTGATCCATCTAAGGTTATATCTGATTCTATTTGTGCTTTAACAGATGAAGATCCAGTACTTGCCAAATAAGAATCAAGTGTTTCTTGCGAATCTTGTGCATCAACTCTTGAAACATAAACATAAATTGGTATTTCATATTTGTCTGCACCTCTTTGTATTGTTATATCATATTCGATAAGTTCTACAACACCAACAACAGCAGTAGGTGGCTCTACAAAGTCTGGTACAAAATTAAATACAGTTAAAGATGATATGTTGGATAAATTAGTACCAATACCATTTCTTATAGATGTTAAACTAGCCACTTATCCTACCTTTTTTATATTCTTTTTCTATATCTTTTGATAGTCTAGATAATAGTGCAGTTCTCTCTGTTCTTGTTTTTTTCTCTGCAATTAAAAAGAACGGTACCAATGGTGTACCTTTTTGACCTATCGATCTTTGTACTGCATACGCATTGAGACCTTTTGCCTCTGCCCATGGTTTTAATTTTTTAATAGGTGGGTAATGAGGTTTAGACCTTGTATAAGGTTTAGTTAATTTTAATCTACCTGAAATTTTTGGATCACCATGAACATAACTTGCATAACTTCTAGATGAATAAATCTTTACAGAGTTTGGCATTCTACCTTTTGATTTAATTCTTTGTACATGAATTGAATTAGCCAAACTACCTGAAAATTTTGGTGTTTCTTTTATGGCTCTTTTTCTAAGTACCTGTCCACTTGCACGCATATAATTTCTTATTGGTTTGGCAGACATATTTGCTAGATCAAGTCTTCTTCTTAATTTATCAATGCCTTTTATTTCAGCTGTAAATGTTTGTGCCATTAGATTATTTGGCCAACTAAATCCATTTTTCTAAAATCTTTTAATAAATTCATGGCATCGGGATCAAATTTATTAAATAATTCTACTGTTCCTGTTTCTTGATTACCAAATACATTAAATGGTGTATCTTTACGCTTGAATAACCTTAATGCTTGTATTCTTGTTGCTTGTTCTATTGCCTCTGGTACCATTGCAAAACCATATTTTGCAGTTATCTGAACACTGTTAATTATATCTGGATCAAATCTTTCACTTGATCTAGTGTTTAAAATTCTTATTTGTGTAAATGGAAAATGTTCACCTGCACCTGTACCTAAGGTTTTTGGGTTGGTTGGTGTAACAACAAAGTCTGTATCGATTGTTAGTGTTGTATCGTAAGACCCATCATCGGTTGAATCTAATTTTACAATCAAACCTGTTGTTGTTGATATATCTGGTGTATCTAAAAAAAGATTACTTACAGGTGTAAATTTCTTTACCTGTGCTGAAGAATCTTGCCAAAATCTTCTTTTACATATTCTATCTATCTGCCTAGAAGCAGCAATAATAGAATTAGAAATGTTTGTATCTTGTCCACTACCGGTTAAACCAATGTATGCTTTTAAATCGGCAGTAGATATATAACCTGCAGTAGCCATTTAAAACCTTATTTATTTACTTTTATTTTCTTTTGGTGCCTTTGCCTTTGAACCTAAGCCCCACTCTTTTGCTTGTGCGTCAGTGATCTCTTGACCTACTGCACCCATTAATTTACCTTTTTTCCACCCTTTTGGTAAATCGCCAGTGGTTTCTTTAATATCGCCAGCTTCGTTCTTCCAAACATATTTTTTTAACTTCATTTTATCCTTTCTGGAATTTGGGCCACCATAAGACTGATGACCCAAAACCATTTTAAATTAGTCTTTACAGACCTGTAATTGAACAGAATGCACTTGCACGATAGATCGGTAGACCTAATCTTACAGTTGCCTTCATGACAATAATATCTTTTGTAAAGTTGGCATCGTGTGAATCGCTCATAGCAATTTCCATACCTTGTCTTGCAACTATATGAATTGCTTGACCTCCACCAAATACACCAACTACTGCTGTACCTGCTGGTCTTGTGGTATCTAATACTACAGGTAATCCCCATAATGATTGACCAACTGCACCACCGAATTGACCTGCCCCTATAAATAGAGGTTGAGTCTGTGTGAATCCTGCACCAGATGTTCCAGATGTATCTGCTACTTCTGTTACAACCTGATACCAGTCACTTGGGTGCATAATAATTGCGTCTGGATTTAAGAAACTATCTTTTTGTATTTCAGTGATTGCTTCATAAATTTGACCTATTCTCTTAAGGCCACCACTGTAACCTCCATAGGCAAATGTATTTATTCCAGTTGCATTTAATATACCGGTTAGATTTGGCGCAACACCACCACCAGCCATAATCTGGTCGGTTACTGCCAAGTTAACCATTGTTCTTAGTCTTGAATCTAAATAACCTTGAACAGCACTTACATCTGCAAGTAATTCTTCTGTAACTGGTAAGAAAGCACCAATTTTTCTGATGTTCTCTGTTTTCTCGGTGAATGCTAATGCATTTTCACCAAGTGCTGACCCTTCAGCAGTTGCAGCCGTATTATTTGTAAATGTTGACTCTTCTAGGTATTTATATTGATAGTTATCAGTTGTGATTGTATCAATTAAATCTAAGACATTTTGTGGATCTCTTACTGCTGTTGGCACAACCAAATCTGATCGTGTTACTGCAGGCGGATATCCAGTCTCTGTAAGAGTTGTTTTAAACTCATACGCAGGATTGAATTTAAGCTCGGAAGAGATATTTTTTTGTCCATCTTTCATAAAAGCTTGGTATGCTTTTGATTCTAATAATTCTGAACCAAGTGTTCTTGGTGCCTCTTTAACATCGGCGTGAATTGCATTAGGCTCTACTGCCTTACCTTTTTCTAATTCAGATTCCATGTCTGCTTTTTCTGCTTCGAATTTCTTAGCTTCTTTGATCTTTGAGACCAACTCAGACATTTTCTCATTTCGAGTATTCCACTCTTCTAATTTTTGAGCGTCCATTCCTGACGGATCAACCTCTTTAAATTCATTAAGTGTATTTTCTCTTAATTCAAGTAATTCCTGCTCCATTCCTTTAATGTTTGCCATTATTACCTTTCTTATATATCAACTGTTTGTAAATTAGTTAATATTTCAATCGTTTTTTTAATCGTATCAGTCACTTCTTCTTCATCTGGTATCTGTATTTGTTCAGGTGCGGCAACATTGAGTAAAGTATCAAGATCATCATAGATATCTTGTATTTCACTTTGTAGTTCAGATATTGAATCATACGCAGTTTCTGATAGTCTTTTATCTTTTTGTAGGCGTAAGGCAGTTAGCTCCTTAGCCCTTTGTGTTACCGATATTAAGGCAGTTAGTGCCTCTTCTATTTCTTCAGTAAATTTTTTACCAGTATCTTTTACTTCGGTTTCTTCTTTTTGTTCTTTGATTGCCATTGTGTAGGTTTCTTGATTGGCACCTACAAGTACTGGTGAAACTTCCCAAACTTTTAATTCTTTGAGGTATCTTACATCAACATCTGATCCGTCTTTTGCAAATTTACCGGGCTCTGAATCTACAACCTCATAGCCAAATGACCATTGTTGTAGATCGCCCATTGCTTTGACTGTGTTGTATGCCTCTCTACCTCTTTCAGTATCCATAATAAATTCACCTTTGAATACTGCTTTATCGTTGTCTTGTGTAATTTCACCTCTACCTATTACATCTTTCCAATCATGACCCCAAACCATGGCAACACCTTTATCGCCATAACCACTTTTAATTGAATCTGGTAAAACAACATCGCCGTCTGTATCTATTGTATTAAATACAGAAAATACGGCTTCTACCTTACCCTCTACATCTTGACTGAATACTGCGTCTATATTTTTAAATTCTTTACTCATAACACCTCATGATATATTACACTGCACCTGCAATTAATTGTTTCACCTGCTGGCGCACCACCAGAATTATCTGACGGATATAACATATTATAGCCACCAACATTAAAAAATCCATTTTTACTGACTCTTTGTCCATCTGCCAATCTATGCGTATCTCTTGTTACACCATCTCTTTCAGCAACCCACTCTTTTTCTAATGTAAGACCAGTTTGTGAAACAGCCAAATCTTGACCAAATTGTGAAAGTGTAAGACCCTCTGTTCTTGCTATTGTAGATGCTCTACCTAATCTTTTTTTACCAAGTGCGTCTGATATGCCATTTGCAACATAATCTTCTAAATCTTTACCTCTTAGACCAAGATTGGTTGCCTCTGTTACAGATCTTCTTAAATCACGATTCAATCTTTCTTTGGTAGTTTTTGCAAGATCGGGTAATACAGTTTCTAGTCGATTATTAACAAAATCAATTGCAGTTCTGTTTCTTCTAAAATCAGCAATTGGTATTTGTACACCAGTTCTACTTCTTAATGGATAAAATCCCTCTGTAATAACTTCTCTTCTTGGCTTTCTTCTTCTCTGTCTTGTTATTTCTTCTTGTTCTCTTTCGGTAAATTTAAATTCTTCAGGTAATAATATTTCTATTTGATTAAAACCAAAATCTGTTGTCATTGATATATATAAATCGTATAGATCAGCAGACCATTTAATCGTCTGGTTATCTATAAGATTATTTAAAATTGTTAAATTACCAACAGTCAATAAAGAGTTTGTTTTTATAAATTCTGTAATTACCTTATTTTGTTCTGTAAATAATTTATAATATTCTACACCTAGTGTTAAATCCCAATTTCTTAAAAGACTATGATAATTCTTCCAAAGCATATCTTTTACCTCTGGATCTTTAAACCTATTTAATCTTTCTTCTTTCTCTAATTGTTTTAATCTTGATTTTCTTATGACCAATTCTGTGGCAGTATTTGCCTTTTCATCTCTACTGTTCATTGCCTTAACCAATTTATTAGACCAAGATTTACCTGCTTCACCACCCCATAATGCCCATGCAATTCTACCATTACTTGGGTAACCATCTTCACCGGGTGAATAACCCTCTGCTTGTTTATCAATTTCATGACGAGGAAAATATCTTGCAATCTGCCTTACCTTATTTGGACTTGCAGTTGCATTTGATAAAAGATACCTAGCTGTACCTCTACCAACAGATGTACCCCCTCTATTGAATTCTGCAACCCAATCTAAAGCTCTCTTTGCCTCTTCTTTTGCACCAACTGGTATTGAAAAATCTAAATCATCATAAGGTCCTTTGTAATCTTTCTTGCTTGACAATGGGTGATTTCTAGGCAATAAATCTTGATCGAATGCAGTTCTTGGAAATTTACCTGTTCTTAAACCAGTTAAAAAGGCATTAACTCTGGCCAATGCCCATTGGTCAGCAGATCTTACATTACCTCTTACAGATGCAGGGTTTGTTCTATATGCACCTACACCTCTTCTAAATACAGCCTCAAGCATTCTTAATGTTGCTCTATATCTTGGATCTTTCTCATTATGTGCTTCAACCTTATCTCGTAATATTCTTTCTATTCTTGCACTTACTTGTTTTTCTTCTCTGAAATCATTTATTGGCCTTAGTCTTGATACAGGCATTGTTACAGTTCTATCTGTTTGATCATGTGATCCATCTTCATTAATTGACCATACACGCATATTTGCAGTTTCCTCTTCTGAATTAATAGATGTTATTACACCATGCACAACACTAGGTGGATCTGGATCTTTCGGTATTGACCAACTTACAGTATCGCCAACCGATATTTCACTCAGTGTCGCCATTTTCTTCTGCTAATCTTCTTTCATATTCTTCATGTGTGGCACATGGCATATAAACCAATCTGCCTTCATCATCATGTGTATGTGTTCCCGAACAGCCTAAATCTTCTGCCCTATCTCTTGCTTCTTCTATTGTAGTAAAAGTATCTTTTTCTACCTCTGCTTTTATTTCTTCATATTCAGTATCCCAATCATCTACATTTTCTTCTTCGTATTGTGATTCACCGAACATGTGAATTTGTTGTAATCTTGCCTCTGCCAACTTTTGTGTTGGGTAACAACCAAATCTTCTTGTACCCTCTTCGTTATAAACACAGAACTCACCATTTTCTTGTTTAATTATCTTTGTTTCATCAACAGTAAATGCTGATTCTTCAAACTGTTCTTCCACCTCATCTTGATTTTGTAATTGTTCTTCTTCTTGTTCTTGAGGTTCAATTGTTTTTGCGTCTGTTGGTACCACATTTGCAGGTACATAATATATATCTTGATCATCATTGGTTGGTAAACCAACTTGTGATCGAGCCTCTGATACCGAAATCCAACCACCTTTAACACCAATATTTAATCTTTTGTACAAATCTTCTTCATCAGATTGCAAAGACCTAACATTAGAAAAATCATATTGTGCCTTTACAATGGCATTTGATTCATAATCTTTTTGTAACAACTGATATGTTAATTCAGTTGCAACCATGCGCCATAATGGTATTAATTTATTTTCGGTAAAATATTCTCTAAGCATTCTTGCATTTGCATAGGTTGCTCTTTCAAGACCTGCACCAAGACCTGCCAATATTGCAGGTACACCAAGAACTGCTGATACTCTTTCTTCAGGTATTCTTCTTAATGTTCCAATATCTAATTCACTTGGACTAAATGCCATTTTCTCTACTGTCATAGAGCCTGAAAGAACTAATGGTTGTCCTCTTTTTGACCCACCTACCTTTTGTTGGTAGGTTTTACTAATTTGATCTGATTCATCAGCAGATATTGTAAAATCGTCTTTTGGTGAAATAATTACAGACGGTACACCAGAGTTAGATAGTAATGCAGTTGATAATTGTCCAGCAGATTCATCGCCAAATATTTCTCTTAGAACTGTTTGCAATGGTGCAAAACCTTTCTTATGGTTTGTTGGATCAAGCCCTAATCTAAAATGCACAATATCATCTTTTGCAATAGTTAATTTTCTATCGTCCATTGCATATTCATAGTTTGTAATTAGAGTTTCTTCATTACCTTTGGCAGTTACTCTATCTGGTATCAATGGGTACAATGCAGTTAATTGCCCTGCATTATTTTTTTCTTTTAATAAATATGCGTCGCCGAATACATGTAAGGCATTTA